ACGGGCCCTTTCGGAAGGTTAAACTCCTTTCGCGGATAAGAGCATTCGCTCAAGTCTGTCCAATGTCGTCTCCCTCGTCGGGAGAAGAACATCAGTAGGTAGACTTCGAGTCTCCTCACGGAGATCTTCGATACTACCCGGAACTCCTTTCAGACCCCAAGGATCCCTAGAGGCGATCCATTGGCTGATCCAAAGACTGTTAGGTAATAGTCTTAGGAGGACCGACCAGACCTTCTTGTCGAAGGTCATCACAAGATCTAATACGTTTTCCAATGTAGGAACTCGTAGATCTTGGGACAGTGTAGATTCACCGTATAAATTATGGTAAATTACACTAGATAGGCCCATCAGGGAGCCAACTTCCGTTTCTCGACTTTCGAGTAATCTTTTTGTGATCTCCTCTCGAACCCATAATGGTTTCCCATTAGGATTAAAGTTGAGACCGATAGGTAGCGTACATTCTGCTACCAAATCAAAGAGAACTCGTTGTCGACGAGACAACAGAGAGCGGCTTCGGGGTCCCAATTGACGACAGATATCAAGGAAATTATCGTTAGAAATTTCCGTCCACTTTAACTGAGGAATTACCTTAGTTCCAGTGAATATCTTTCCCGCAAACTCGCAGAGTTTTGCGCTCGAGACAGACTTGTCTTGAGAATAGGGACACGACATCTGATCGAGTACTTGAATATATCGGCGAAATAAATCATCATCTAAGATGACTACATCGTCGCCAAGAACGAAAAATTTATTTTCGTGCTTGCGGTCATTCAAATACCAGAGTAACACTCCATGAGACAACGTGAATGCAGCGAAACTAGGATAAAGTCCTAGAGGTTGCCCTCGCGTCCACTGGATGACACCTAACGGTGATCGCCAGTAGCTCCTAGATATATCTTCGAAAAGAGATATCTCTGAGATGTTTCCGAATATCGCTCTGAGAACCGTAATCTGTATTTCCAATGGGAAATAGTCAGTTGCGGAGCTAAGGTCAACAGAATGAATCTGTTTTCCTTCGCTAAGATGTTGCTGAAGAGTTGCTTGAGGCTTAAATTGATCGAAAGTGCAATCCCAAGGTAGGGACTGAACTACTTTGTACACTGCTTTTCCAAATGGCTTTAACGCCAACTGGTGAACCAGGTGTGGACTCGCGATTGAACGCAGTTTTCCACCGGGATGCTGCAGGAAGTGGATCTCTCCACCTTCTACAAAGTCGCGATCGTAGGACATGTTGATATTCTCACGAAGGTGAGCATCAACGAATGCACCCATACCATACAGCACGGGAGCATACAAATCCTTGTACTTGAAGTACAAAGGCTTATGTGCTGGAACAGTGAAGTATAGGGAATTACCCAATACGTCCTGATCCTGACCTCTAAGAGGAAACTTGAAACCTGATGCCGCAGTGGCATGAGGAATCAGAGGTTTTCGCTTATTGGGCGATCCGCGGTAGGTCAGCAGATTGTTATCCTGCTGATCTCGATCAACTTTTCGCTTATGGAAATGCTTTCGAACAGATCTTGCCAGATCTGCAAGAAATGCCGAAGACAAACCAACAGGTTTATCTGAGCGAACGGCTTTTACGAACTTCTGTGCTTGTTCAGGAGTCAAGGACTCATGAGTAAACAGAGAATAGGACATAAGAGTTTGAATAACTTTACCAAAGTTATTCTCGTTCTTAAGACCGTATCGAAAAAGACGTCCGAGGTAACCAATCGGTAAACCACTAGAATCCTTACGGATTCTAGTGATCATCGGGAGGCCATCCTGCATCCTGATAAAGTCAACTTTCAAGCTCTTCAAACGCTTGATTGTCCAGTCTTTACCAGAACATTCCATCCACTTAGTGATCATCCTTGAAATTGGACGAATCACGTCAGTGGGAATGCCAATAACCGCTAATCGGTGAGTTATTCCTTCCATGAGTTTGGGACTGATAGTCTCAGACATTCGTCTATCCTTTCGGGTAGAGGGTTTGTCAACTCATGACGAGGACATCTCGCCAATGGAATAGGTTGGCTCCATTTAGGAATGAAGTACTCTATATACGATAAAGATTATCAATCCGATAATACTTATCACGATCCACTGCCCGATTCTGGGTGTTGGAGCCGAGGGCAAGTCGATACTTGGCCTAGGGACTGTAGTGTCAAGATAAACAACTTTCTCGATTTCTCGAGTAGGTCGATTATCAAGCTCTGATTGTCTCTGATCAAGTCGAGCCTTAAGATTAAGGATCTCAGTCTGAAGCATAAGCTTCTCATTGAGAAGAACTTCATAAGGAATGAACGTGTCAGAGTCTAAAATTTCTTTTAGCTCAGAACGCAAGGAGAGAATCCTCTTAGAGGATACTGCTCGTTGGACCTTAGACAGCTGAGTGTGTAACCACAAAGTGGAAACTACTCTCTTATCTAACGCCTCAAAACCAGTTGGAGGACCGAGAATTTTTCGCTCGGGCCTGTCATCGGAATCATACATAGGTACCTCCTTT